GAGAGGAAACTCGGAGAACAACTAGGCACAGAATTTCGTGAAACTAATCGTGTTACAATGCCCAGAGACCACAATATGTAGTGTTAGGGGAGGAATATGAGTACGGGTGGAGTCAAATTAGGCTCGTCTTATGATGAAGCGCGCACGAGAAAGGTAAACGCTGAAGCTGAGATAGCCGAGCTAGAGTTAGCAAAGATAAAAGGTGTACTTGTCGTAGCAGAAGATGTTACAAGTGCATGGGAAGACGTGCTAGGCGCGTTCAAAGGGAAGCTCTTGTCTATCCCGTCTAAAGCTGCGCCGGTCGTTGCATCTGAAATGGAGGCTGGCGGATGTCAAAAAGTACTCGAAGACTTAATCAACGAAGCTCTGACTGAATTATCTAACTATGACCCTAAAGTTGACGCGACAACAGCGACAGTATCTGTCGAAACACTTGAAGAAGGCGGTACAAACGCTAAAGCCCCCGCAAAAGCTAAGCGTAAGCCAGTGGGCAGACCAAAAAAGACGGCTGGACTCGCAAACAAGTAGTGAGCCTGGTCGATGGCATACGTCTCGTGCTGAGTATCAGCGTGGGATTATGGATGCGTGTTCTGATCCCGAGATAAGAGAAGTCGTTGTGATGGCCGGCGCTCAGTTGGGTAAGTCGGAAGCCATCTTAAATATCATTGGATACCACATTGAGAATGACCCTAGTCCTATACTTGTACTACAGCCTACGGTGGAAATGGCACAAGCCTTCTCCAAGGACCGTGTGGCTAACGGCCTGATTCGTTCCACGCCTAGCTTGAGAGATAAGGTAAAAGACCCACGCTCTCGTGATTCTGGTAATACAACCCTTCATAAATTATTCCCTGGCGGTGCTCTAACGCTCGTCGGTGCCAATTCCGCTGCAGGTCTCGCTAGCAGACCAATAAGACTCGTACTTTGTGACGAATGTGACAGATATCCCACTTCTGCGGGCTCTGAGGGCGACCCAATACAGCTTGCACGCAAAAGGGCTGCTACATTCTGGAATAGGAAGATTGTAATGGTGTCCACTCCGACGAATAAAGGCGCTAGTCGTATCGAGGATGCGTTTGAGCAGTCGGACCAACGGCATTACCACGTTCCTTGTAAACATTGTGAGACTTATCAACCTTTGAGGTGGGCAAATGTACAATGGACTGACGATGATCCAGAGACGGCGGCTTACTCTTGCACTCATTGTGGCACTCTTTGGAGTGATGCTGAACGCAGATGGTCTATCAGAAACGGCCAATGGGTGGCTGACAAGCCCTTTAATGGTGTTGCTGGATTCGCTATAAACGGTCTGTATAGCCCCTGGACGCCTCTCTCAGACGGTGTAAGGGACTTCCTATCTGTCCGTAAGAACCCAGAACAATTGCGCGTATGGACGAATACGTACCTTGGAGAGACGTTTGAAGACCAAGGTGAAACGATTGATGAGCTATCTCTGTCCGATAGGCGCGAAGAATACGGTGATTTAGTCCCTGAAGAGGTGATTATGCTCACTGCGGGCTGCGACGTGCAGGATAATCGTCTAGAAGTGACGATTGTGGGCTGGTCTCGGGATTTTGAGTCGTATGTTATCGGTCATGAGGTGCTTTATGGTGATCCGAGCACGCCGCAACTGTGGCAACAGCTAGATTCGGTCATTTTTAAGCGTTATCGGACGTATGACGACCGAGATATGGTCATTAGAGCGACTGCAATCGACTCTGGTGGTCATTTCACGAACTCTGTCTACCAATACGCTAAAAAAAACGCTGGACAAGGCGTTTTCGCCATAAAAGGAGTCGGCGGAGAGGGTAAACCCATCGTTGGGCGCCCCTCTAAGAACAATATTGGACGATGTAACCTGTTCCCGGTCGGTGTAGACACTACAAAAGACCTTTTGTTCGCTCGTATGCGGATAGAAGAGCCTGGGGCCGGCTTTATACACTTCCCGAAGCACTTAGACGACGAATATTTCAGGCAATTAACGGCTGAAAAGGTCGTCACCCGGTTCCATAGAGGGTATAAAAAACGGGTGTTTCAGAAGATAAGGGCTCGTAACGAAGCACTAGACTGTTTTGTATACGCTATAGCCGCGTTAGCAATACTCAACGTGGATGTCAATGCGCTAGCAGATAGGACGAAATTCAAGCATAATTCGGATGATGATACCCGCGAAAAGGAACCAAGCCGCCAAGCAAAACAACCCTTCGTGCCTAAAACAGGAAGAGGATTCGTAAATTCTTGGCGATAGAGGATTTTTATGGCAAATCTCTTTGACGTTGCAAATGCTCCCGAGGGGGAACCAGAAGAAATCGTCGTAGGCGACTTCATCCAATGGAAGCGGTCTGATATTGCCGGTGACTATCCTACATCAAGTGGTTATACAGCGGAATACGTCGCTCGTATCACTGGCGGCGGCGCAAACGAAATCAAGATAGCTCAGGCTGCTGGTTCAACTGACACTTACTATCTGTTTACTGCAGATTCTACGACTAGCGCTGACTTTGCAGTTGGTAAGTATCACTGGCAGCTTGAAATTACGCAGACATCTTCAGGTAATCGTATCGTCGTAGATATCGGCGACTTCACTGCGATACCTGACATGGACAACAATCAGGCTGACCCTCGTGTTCACGCTGAGATTATGGTCACTAAGATTGAGTCATTGCTGTCAGGCAAGGCGGACTCTGATGTTTCTAACTATTCTATTGCTGGACGCTCGCTTACGAAGATGAGTTTCACCGAGCTTGTTGAGGCTCGTGATTACTATAGAAAAGAAATCGTCAAGCACGAGAACGAAGCTCTGCTGAAGCGTGGGAAGAGTAATGGCGCAACGATAAAGGTACGGTTCTAATGGGCATTTTTGACTTTGGACGTAAGAAGAAAGAAGACAAGCCTCGTTTTGTGAAGCGTACTTACGCTGGAGCGGGCCAGAATAGATTGTTAGCAGACTTTTTTGACTCTCAGCGCTCTGCTGATAGTGAGTTACGTCCCGTCATCAAGACTCTACGGAATCGCTCGCGAGACCTATGTCGCAACAATGAATACGCCAAGCGCTATGTAAACCTGATGAAGACTAACGCAGTCGGCGCCAAAGGGTTCAACCTGCAAGTTAAGGCTCTGGGGGGAGATGGCTTGTTGGACTTGCCAGGCAATCAGGCAGTGGAAGGCGCGTTCGCTAAGTGGGGACGCACTGGAAACTGTACGATTGACGGCCGGTTGTCTTGGGTTGATGCACAAAAGCTAGTTATTGAAAGCTTAGTGCGCGATGGAGAAGTGTTCATCATTAAGCATCGTGGCCGTGACTATCACGACTCATTCGCTCTGCAGTTTATCGAGCCTGATGAGATTGATGAGCAGAAGAACGAAAAGCTGCCTGGCGGTAACGAGATCCGCATGGGCGTAGAGCTAGATGCAAACAAGCGGCCGGTTGCTTATCACAAGCTTACCTATCATCCGGGTGATTACGACTACGCGATGATGACAGGCAAGAGCAAGCACATCCGTATACCTGCTGAGCAAGTTATTCACATCTTCATGCCTTTGCGCGCTGGACAGACTCGAGGCGAGCCTTGGCTTTCTCCTGTCATGCCGGCCATGAAGCAGTTGGGTGGATTCCGTGAAGCGGCAGTGATTAACGCTCGCATTGGTGCATCTAAGATGGGATTTTTTACGTCACCTTCGGGTGATGGGTTTGTTCCGGATGATACCGACAATCACACACCTATCATGGATGCCGAGCCCGGCACCTTCCATCAACTTCCTACAGGTGTCTCGCTACAAAGCTTTGAGCCTACGTTCCCAAGTAATGAGTTCGACGACTTCCATAGGTCGGTACTCAAGGGTATCGCTAGTGGACTAGGTATATCCTATACCTCTCTCTCTAACGACCTTGAGGCAACATCCTATAGCTCTATCCGGCAAGGCGCGCTCGAGGAGCGAGATTTCTACCGTGACATTCAGCAGTTCATGATTGACCACTTTGTATACAAGGTATATGAGGCATGGCTCGATGCTGCGATGGAGTTACGGTCATTCGGCATTGGCTCTAATCAGTACGAGCGTTTCTTGAATGCTTCTACGTTTACAGGTCGTGCTTGGAGTTGGGTTGACCCGCTTAAGGAAATGAATGCGGCTATCCTCGGAATGAAGAATGGCGTGCTGTCTATACAAGATGTTGCTTCGCAGTATGGTAAGGATGTTGAAGACCTGTTCGCTCAGATACAGCGCGATAAGGCGTTGGCTGAGCAGTTTGGCGTACAGTTCGCGCTCGAGCCTTATGGTTCGGAAAAAGCTCAAGTAGACGCGGAAATAATCGGAGATGACGATGGCGAAGTATAAAGGCCGGGACATCAATACGACTCCCACGGATGCAATGATAGCGGAGGCGAAGCGTGGTCTCGAATGGCGGAAAGAACACGGTAGAGGCGGTACTGAAGTCGGTGTTGCTCGCGCTCGCGATATCTCTAATGGGCGGGAGCTATCTATTGATACTGTTAAGCGTATGTACTCTTATTTTGCTCGACACGAAGTTGATAAAGCCGGTAAGGGATATAGTCCAGGGGAAGAAGGATATCCATCCGCCGGACGAATCGCATGGGCATTGTGGGGTGGTAATCCTGGACAGACCTTCGCCAAGAGAGTTATCCGTTCTGTCGAAGCCGCGGACGAAGACGACCGGGCAGAGGTTAGCGGCAGCATTAAGAAGTCTTTGGAGAAGAAGGCTAAAGACCACAACGAGAAGGTAGGCGATACGGCTAGTAAGCGAACTAGCGTTCGTACCCTAAGTGCAGTATTTCGCCGCGGTATTGGCGCCTACAAGACTAACCCCGGGTCAGTAAGACCCAGCGTTAAGTCGCCCGAGCAGTGGGCGCACGCCCGAGTTAATTCATTCCTTTACGCTCTAAGAAACGGCAAATTTAGAAGCGGAAAGCATGACACAGATTTGTTACCATCTGGACATCCCATGTCTTCCAAGGGAAGATGCGAGGAAGTCGTGACATTTGCAGACGAGGATATTGAAATGAGCGATGCGATAGTAGAAGACGTGGAGCTTCGGGAAGAAGACCTCGAGCAGCGTCACATCCAAAATATTGAAGAGACTGAAGAGTCTTACGTTATTACCTATGGCAAATCTATGCCAGAGGAGCGTGATGGTCACGAAGACGAAGAGCGTGACGGTCATGAGGAAGAAGAGCGAGAAGGACATGATGCTGAACGTGATGTTCCGGCAGAAGTTGAACGTCGCTCTATGCACTTAGATGCGAAGCCGGTAGAGGAAGACACTCGCCGTGTACGTATGTCTATTTCATCCGAAGAGCCTGTTGAGCGCTCTTACGGTAAAGAAGTGTTAGAACACAGTGAGGAGGCCATCGATATGAGCTTCCTCAATAGCGGTCGCGCCCCGCTGCTCCTGGATCATGATCCAGAGAAGCAAGTTGGCGTCGTAGAATCGGCAGAACTTGACGGCTCGGCGCGTAGACTACGTGCGACGGTTCGCTTTGGAAAAGGCGCACTTGCTAGAGAGGCTTTTGACGATGTAGTAGACGGCATCAAAGCCAATATTTCTATTGGTTATGCCGTGAAAAAAATGGAGAGAAGTGAGAAGGATACATTTGTAGCCAAATCATGGAAGCCATTAGAAGCCTCGCTTGTAAGCATCCCCGCTGACCAATCAGACCTGGTCGGCGTCGGTCGTTCAAATGAAGCTTCTACCCAACCTTCAATCAAAACCAACTTTAAGGAGGACGTAATGTCTGAAGTTGATATTGCAGCGGTTGAGGCAGAAGCCAAGAAAACCGCACAACGTGATGCCGCTCAAATCATGGCATTGACCACTAAGCACAACCTAGCAGACCTCGGCCAGCAAGCAATTGTTGAAGGCCGTTCGTATGCAGAAGTGCAGGGTCTTGTACTTGATAAGATTGGCACTAAGCCCCTCGAGTCAACCGACATCGGTTTGACTGAGAAAGAAGTTAAGCGCTTCTCTCTCTTCAACGTAGTCAACGCTCTTGCTAACCCATCTGACCGTCGCGCTCGCGAAGCTGCTGCTTTCGAGTTTGAGGTATCAGAAGCAACTGCTAAGCGTTCTGGCAAAGACCCACAAGGTCTTATGGTTCCTTATCAGGTACTTAGCCAGCGTGACCTCAACTCAGCGGATGAGTCAGATCTGTTCTCAGACGACTTCCGCGGTGGTGAGTTCATCGACGTACTCCGCAACTCATCTTCAGTTATGCAAGCTGGTGCTCGTATGCTGACAGGTTTGAGCGGAGATGTAGCTATTCCTAAGAAGGCTACTGCAGCTTCTGCGGCATGGATTGCTACAGAAGGCGCCGCGGCTACTGAGTCAGAGATGACAACTACTTCTATCAGCATGGTTCCACGTCAGCTTGCTGCTTTCACTGACATCACTCGTCAGCTTCGTCAGCAGAGCTCGCTTGATGCGGAAGCACTTGTACGTGATGACCTAGCACAGTCTTTGGCTCTTGCTGTTGACTTGGCTGCTCTGCAAGGTTCTGGCTCTTCTGGTCAGCCTACAGGCATCAAGAACACATCTGGAATCAACACTGTTGACTTCGGTACTTCACCTATACTCGTGCCTTCATACGCTAAGGTTGTAGCAATGGAAACTGCGGTTGCGGAAGATAACGCACTTGTAGGTAACCTAGCTTACATCCTGCCAGCGGCAATGCACGGTGGCTTGAAGACAACTGAGAAAGCAACTAACACTGCTCAGTTCGTTGTAGAGCCTGGCGGCACAATCAATGGATACCGCGCAATCGTATCTAACCAGTGTACCGCTGGCGATATGTTCTTCGGTAACTTCTCTGATTTGCTAGTCGGTATGTGGGGAGCCGGTGTAGACATCACTGTTGACCCATACAGCCTGTCAACTACAGGTTCTGTTCGCATCGTAGCGTTCCAGACTATCGACGTTGCTGTACGTAACGCTGTTAGCTTCTGTCTCGGTAACGACGACCAGTAAGTAGTATGACCCGCCCTTCGGGGCGGGTTTCCTTTTAGGAGGTTTTATGAAATACGAAGTAATCCGTGATTGTGTAATCAAAGGCGCACGCCACAAGGTTGGAGATGTTGTCTCTGACTTGAGTGAGCAGCTTGCCAAAGACTTAATGGCTATTGGTCGGTTAGCTCCGCACCATGAGGCCGAGTCAAAGAACCGTGCTATCGGTGCGAAAGATTCTGAATCAGCACCTAAGAAGCGCGGCCGTCCAGCCAAGAAAGAGGCGGAGCCCGAGGCTGAATAATGGCTGTAGAAACGGATGTATTCCGTTCCACCATGTTGGCTGACTTTGGTCAGACCATCACGTTTAAACCACAGTTCGGTGCGTCAACGACATTCACTGCGATTTTTGACGCCCAACATATGTTTGAGGAAGTAGGCGGCTCTGTCGCCTTTTCTGTTCAACAGCCTCGCCTAACGTGTAGAGCGAGTGACGTTAACGAAATCGTTGAAGGTGACAAGGTCACGCTCACGGTTGAAGGTGTACTGAAGGAATATAAAATTCGAGCCAAGATGCCTGATGGCACTGGTATTACTGAATTGCAATTGGAAGAGCAATGAGTCACATACGCACTCGCATACGTCAGAATCTTGTGACGACTCTCAAGGGCATGACTCACACCGACCAAAAGGTGTTTGATAGTCGAATCTATCCCATGAATATGGATACGTTGCCGGGCATTTGTGTCTACACGCCTAGCGAGACATCTGGTTATCTGTCTATCAGCCCGCCACGCACCCTGGACAAGGCAATTACTGCGTCAATAGAGATATATGTTCAGATGATTGACGAGTATGATGAGCGCCTAGATCAGATTGCCGCGGACGCAGAAGAAAAGCTGTATACCGACTTGACTCGTGGCGGTTTGGCTACAGATACAAAAGTATTGTCATTTGACAGTACGTTTTCCGGCGATGTAGAACAGCCGGTAATTATGGGTAAACTTACCGTAGAGATTAGGTATTCCGCGGTTGAGGGTAGCCCGGAAGGTTAGTCAAGGTATTTTTTTTAAGGTAAACTTGAGCTTTGCGCTCGCTCGTTAAGAGGAAACTTCAATGTCAACATTTCTAGGTAAAGAAGGAGCCGTATACATCGGCTCTAACGCGGTAGCAGAGGTACGCGACTTTTCTGTGGAAACTACTGCAGAAACAGTCGATGCAACTGTCATGGGCTCCACTGGCGACTTTATGGTCAAGAAGGCCACTCAAAAGTCATGGACTGCTTCAGTCAATTGTTATTACGACTCAAGCGACACAAACGGCCAGCTTGCTATGGATGAGGGTTCTGAGGTCGCTCTCAAGCTGTACCCAGAAGGCAACACCAGCGGCAAAAAATATTACTACGGTCAGCTAATCATTACTTCAATTAGCCGTTCAGCATCTTTTGATGGCCTCGTAGAGATATCATTCTCTGGTGATGGCACAGGCGCATTAACAGAAGACGCGGTCTAATATGAAGCTGATTGATGTAGCGGTAAGCCACTTCAACAGCAAAGATGTCCGACAGATTGAGGTTCCAGAGTGGGATACAACGCTCTACTCGAAGAACCTCAGTCTTGCTGACAAGTCGAAGTGGATGAAGCGAGCGGACGGCGATAACTGGAGCTACATGGTTTACGCCGTCATACTTGGAACGACCGATGCAGAGGGCGAACCCGTTTTTGACATTGGCGATAAGTCTGCCCTGATGAACAATGTTGACCCTGACCTTGTTAGTCGCATCGCTACGTTCGTTTTAGATATCGGTGAAGAAACCGAAGAGGAACGCGAAAAAAACTGATAGATGACCAAGGCAATGTGACCGAAGCTTATATGATGTTCGAGCTTGCGGAACGCCTTGGTCAACCACTCAGTACGATTCTTGAGATGACTGTCTCCGAATTCAACCATTGGTTGACGTTCTACAGGGTTAAGGCAGAGAGGCAGAAGCAGCATGAGTCAAGACGTAGTCAACGTACTAAAGTTCGTAGTAGATGATGACACTGCTGCAGGGTTTAGTTCTGCGAATCGCAATCTCAAGAAGAATGAAAGAGCTATACAGCGTGTTATCGACCAGCAAAAGAAGCTGACTCGAGAAGCAGGTAAAAGCGCTGACCAGATAGCCATCGAGACGCTCAAACGAGCAGACGCAAAAGATGAAGTAATCGCACAAGTGATGGCGCTCCAGAAGGAGCGTCAAGCGATTATGGATGCAAAGTCCGCCCGGACTGAATCTATAAATGAAGTCGATAAGATGATTGCTGCCATGAAAGAACAGGCAGCAACTATTGGTATGTCGTCGTCTGAGCTAGCAATTCACAAGGCCACTCAGAAGGGTGCGACTGCAGAACAGTTAGCGGCTATCCAGGCTACGCAAGCAGAGATTAATGCCAAGAAACAGGCATCGACAGCCACTGTAAATCAAGTCAATTCTGCAGAGCAGATGATACAAAAGCTACGTCAAGAGATTGATTTGTTTGGTAAATCCGATGACCAAATCTTGGCTTACAAGCTGGCGCTCGATGGTGCGACACAAGCACAAATAGATGAAGTCATGGCGTTGCGGTCGAAGATGGCCGTGATGGGCAAGTCTCTCCCATTGATGCAGAGAATGAAGCAGCAACTTCGTTTTATGCGCGGCGGTTTTGGTCAGGTAGGCCATCAGATACAGGACGTTGCGGTACAGCTGCAAGGCGGCACGGACGCGATGATTGTGTTCGGCCAGCAGGGTTCGCAGATTGTGTCTTTGTTTGGTCCTGGCGGTGCGGCTTTAGGTGCGTTGTTAGCAGTAGGTGCTGCGGCCTACACAGTATTTAAAAACTTTGAACTAACCACAAATCAAATCGCAGAACTGCGCGATGAGATGGAAGAGTTCGAGCCTAAGTCAGAAGAAGCAAGGAAATCTTTAGAGAGAACTCAAGCGCTTCTGTTAGCAAGTGAGCGCAACATTTTGCGAGAGCAAATAGCAGATTTAAGTGACGAGCTTAATGACGCGGCGCGAGATGGTTTCTTAGCGATACAAGAGTTTGAGCGAATCGGCCATATCATGTCGAAGGAGCGAAAAGAGGCGCTTATTGAATCGATTAGAAGCGCTGGCCTTGAGGCTCAAACGGCAGAAACACGGTTGTTCATGTTGCGTGATGAGCTTATTGCTCTAGGCGGTGCTGTCACTGACTTCCCAGAGGAAGAGTTCTTAGAGAGGGTGCGTAAACTTTTCGCGGATCCTTTGTTTGGCGGTCGAGAGCCAGAAGTAGCTACACCGGAAGTGGATACATCTGATGCGGAGTCAGCTGCAGAGAAGTTTTTAGATATTGAACGGTCTTTTTTGACTGGCATTGACAAGATTAATTCTGATTTCAAGCTTATTGAAGATGATATAAAAAGCTTAGCTGCGATAGCAGGAATCGAAGGCGAAAGGTTGAATGAGCTTATACAGGCCAATGAAACAGCGCGAGTTGCCGCGATAGAAGCTCTTCGCGCAAAAGAACGTGAACTGCAAAACGCTCACTTTACTGCCACACTGAAAAGACACAT